CCGCAACTTTTCTCGTAATACAGCTAAGTATTTTGATGAAGTTGTATACTGTGAAGTTAAAAATAAGAAACACATTGCAGCATCCTCTACAACCTACGCAAATAACATCCTTACTGGATCTCGTACCGGGACAGTACTTGAGTTATCAGGTAATGAAGCCTCCCTTATTCCAATTTTCAAAGGAACCACGCAATCCATTTCAATGAATGCCACTCCAGCGACTAAAGCACACTCAGATATTTCAACCCTTCTTGCAACAATGAAAGCGAAAAACTCATGAGTCTCCCAAATGGTGTTAATCTTATTGGTATTTCAGGAAATGCAGGCGCAGGAAAAGATACACTGGCTTTGTATCTAACAACCTTCTATCAAAATGTGTGGAGAGAAGCATTTGCTGATCCTCTCAAAGAATGTGCAAGCCATGCATTCGGAATTCATCTTGATGCTTTCTATGATTCTAAGCAAAAGGAAGAACCGAATGAAGTTTGGGGAGTGTCTCCTAGAACTATTGCTCAATTCCTAGGCACTGAAATATTTAGAGACACAATTTTCCAGATACTCAAACCAAGTATTCTTAAAGGATTCTGGATTCGTCGTCTTGAAGGTAAACTTCTAGGAACACTTCACCTCGATGAAGATGGTTCGTATGATGAGAATGATACAATTGTAATCCCAGATGTTCGTTTCCAGGATGAATATAATTGGATTTGTGATAATGGTGGAATCATCTTCCATTTATATCGTCCAGGACACTCTGGAAATGTAGGTATTGATGAACATGCGAGTGAAAGAGGTTTTGAATTTACACATCCGGAGGTAACACATGAAATCGTAAATGATGATTCAATTGAACAACTATTCGTGCAAGCTAAGAAACATCTTCCTGCACATCTTATCACTAAATAACATTCACATTTCAAGGAAATAAAATGAGCAACGATACTGATTTCGACATGGATTCCCTGCTTGAAGGCAAGCTTGATGATCTGGCTGATGTGCCTGAATTCAAGAACTTTCCTAATGGTGCACATACGGCCATTATTAGTTTCAAGAAGGATAAGGTAAATAAGCATCCTTGCATTAAGGTATCCCTTAAAGGCATTGAAACACAGGAACTCGCTGATCCTACTAAAGATAAGCCGATCGAGGCAGGTACAGAAAGTGGTGTTTTGTACATGCTTGATAATCCTATTGGCCAGGGGAAGTTCAAAGAACTCATGAAGACATTTGCTGAAGCATTCGGTATTGATAAATCACCTAATCAGCTCATGGAAGAAGGAGCTAATGCAACTGTTCTCGTGGTAACAACTCAACGACCGAGTAAGGATAAAACGAAGATGTATATGGATATTGTGAATCTCTCAGTAGTTTAGGAGTATTTATGAGTTCTTTTAGTGTAGCTCTTAATGAGCTGAAAGCTGGACATAAAGTTTCTAGAAAAGGTTGGAATGGGAAAGGGATGTTTATTTTTCTTGTTCCTGGTAGTACTTTTCAAGTGAATCGTCCACCTCTCCTAGGTATTTATCCTGAAGGTACTACAATCACCTATCATTCACATGTCGATATGAAGACAGCCGATGATAAAGTAGTTCCTTGGCTATGCAGTCAAACAGATATGCTTGCCAATGATTGGGATTTAGTAAATTAATCCATTAGGGCTTCCTCATAAGGGAGGCTCTATTAATTAGTTTATTTTTTATGGGAGAGCCAGTATGGTGAAATCGGTAAACACAGGAGACTTAAAATCTCCCGATGCAAGTCTTCCCAGTTCGAGTCTGGGTACTGGCACCATTCATTGGAGATACAGCTCTGAAAAACAGCGTAAACAACAAAAATTATGGCAAGCTTTAGGAACTGTAAAAGGATTTAATGGTTATCTTAATAATCTAACCCACGTAGTTAAAGCAACATCTATATCTGCAGTTGATAAATATTTCTTCGAGCAAGATATTGCCACCATTAAACATAGATTAGCGGTAGTTATTGAGTGTATTGAACTAACCATGAAGGCACCAAAATGAAAGCATTCTACTACAAAAATGATCTATACATTCGTGTGATTCCTGGAAAGAAACTATTCCAATCCACAATGGTTCATGAAGTTGTGAATCGTGGAGATATCTTCGCAGTACGTGCATCTGATTCTCTTCTTACAATTATTCCAGGAAATACAGTTGTTGAACAGATAGAAATGGAATTAGGAATTCCTGCATGAGCAAAGCTCTATTCCTAGGCACACCTGAAGATAAACCATATCTTCCATATCTTAAATCCATGTTCAATGGCATGGATACATTCGTCTGTCTTGAGCCATTCTCCCTGCTAACTCAATTGGAAATGTATGCCAGCAAACGAAACATCACAGCCATTGTATCCACAAATACACAGATACTTTCTAAACTGCTCTCGTTACAGGGAACTGTTTCAGGAACTCCATCCCTTAACAATTACGCCGGTTCCTTGTTTACCTTTAAGGGACTCAGCATTGTTTTCGTCGCACCACTTACTCAACTCTTTTCAGTGTCTTATGGCAAATTCATCTGCGAACGATTCATTTCTAAGGTTACCGCTCCTACTACTTGGGCCGAACCCACTAGTTTTAGTTTCGGAATCGAAAACATCTGTACCGCCTCAAACGTAGAAGCTTACTATGAATTATTCCAAACCGCATATGCTATTGCAGTGGATATTGAAACATTTAGAGAACCTTTATCTATACGTTGTGTCGGTTATACTGGGATGTTCATTAGTCCTTCTGGTGATATCACTAGCAAAAGTATTGTCATTCCTCTTACAGATACCTATCTCTTAGAATGGGTAAGGAAATTCAATGAGCTTCCAATTCAAAAGATTTTTCAAAACGGTAAGTACGACAACGCCTATTTGCTTAGATACAATGTACCAGTTACCGACTGGCTCTGGGACACTGCACATCTCTTTCACAGTTGGTATTCCGAATTACCAAAGGATCTTGCTTTCCTTAATGCCTTCTTTTTACGAAAAGTGGTATACTGGAAAGATCTTGCAGAAACAAAAGATCTTTTTGAGTACTATAAATACAATGCTCTTGATACATGGGCCACAGCAAATGTCTGGATCCAACAACTTAGAACAATGCCAGACTGGGCCAGAAAAAACTATTCACTAGAATTTCCTCTCGTATTTCCTTGTCTCCTTGCGGAGATGACTGGAGTTATTCGTGATCCCCTTAAACTTATTGAGAAGCGTAAGGAAGTTGATGGATCAATCGAGGAAGAGCTTAAGGTGCTCAGGAAGATGCTCGGAAATGCATCGTTTAATCCGAATTCTCCGCCACAAGTCAAGACTTTGCTTAAAGTACTCGGATGTGGAGATATTACCTCCACTAAAGAAATCTTCCTCAAGAAAGCGATGTTTAGGCACCCGCTAAATAATCATATCCTCTCAAGAATTATAAAGATACGTGGCCTTCGTAAACTGGCAACTACATATCTAAGGACTGATGATGATGCTAAACAGTCAGGAATCCATGAAGGAGAAGGAGGAGCTAAAGAATTCAATGGCTTCTGGCTTTATTCTCAGAATCCTCATGGAACTGATACCGCAAGACTCTCTTCAGGTGAACATGCATTCTGGTGTGGAAGTAATATACAGAATGTTCCAGTTAGAATTGGTCCTATTATACGAGAAACTGTTGTCTCAGCTAACGGATTCTACTTTGGAGAAAGCGATCTCCGTCAGGCTGAAACCTGGGACACTGCCCATATAAGCGGTGATGAAAAGATGATTGCCGCAGTCACTGGTCCACGAGATTTTCATTCGGTAAATGCCAGTGTTATGAGCGGGCAGCCATATGCAGATATCTATGATGATGCTACTAAGAAAACGAAGAACAAGAAACTTCGTGATTTATTTAAGCGTGTCAATCATGGCGCTAATTACAACATGGGTCCAGATGTTCTTGTAGATACAATGGGCCTGGAAATGGTTTATGAGGCAGCAAAACTACTAGGAATTAAATCAAATGAACCACGTGAAATCACCAGTTATCTACTTGATAGATTCCACGCAACTTATACCAAGCTCAGAGGTAAATCTGCACCCTTTACGGCTGGAACGTACTATGCTTGGGTTGTTGAACAGATCACAATTAGCAAGAGACTTACGAGCCGAGCTTTTCATCATACAGAATTTAACCTTTCAAACTATAAACCTGAGCAGTACATTAACGACGGAGACTGGACCAGATATTGTTTTGGAAAACCAGATAAAAGCAAACTTGACCTCAATAGCTACGTCGCTC